TTATCATAAACTTGATTGTTACCTGATTCACCAGTTAAACCAGGTTCGAATGAGTATTCGAAACGTTTACCCTTTAATTTGTATACATATGAACCGTAAAGTGGGTTGATTGCTGGTATATCTTCATCAACTCTCTCAGTGATTTCATACATTCTTGGACCTCTATCACCTGGTCGACAGAAGTAATCAACTAATTCCACAACATCACCAGATTTAGGTTCAGTTCTTTGACCAAATGTGCTATATGCAAGTGAACTGAATAACGAAGTGAATGTATCAATATGTAAATAACCTGTAAATTCTTCATCACTAACGAAACCAAACTTTCTAAGAGTGATTGCATTAGCTCCCACCTCAACATACATTCTTATATTTCGTGGAGCAGAGTATGGTCTTGTAGGATCTTCACCATAAAAGTTATCCGTTGCAGATACATTGTAAGTGTTAACGTAGTAGTTAACATTCGTACCATAATTCTTAATCAAATCTTTGAAAGCATTATCGTAGATGATCTGTTCACCTTGAAAATTATTAGCATTGAAGATTTCACAATCCGCTGTGTTAGAACCAGCAAATATATCACAGCTTTGTAATGGACGACAATTACTCATTAGATTTTGTAAGATAGTATTTTCCGTTTTCCTTTGTCATTGAGATATCCGAGTTTGAATTGACTTTAACCATCTCACCCTCTTGTGGTAAATTGATACCATACTCCTTACTTACTGTAAAAGCTCTATCATCTGTTAAAAAAGGCTTAGGATTCATGCCTTTGAATAAAGATTCAACTTCAATGGTCTTTCTTTGACCGCTAATCTTTTTATCCTTAGCGACCTTAGGGTTCATAGGATTCATTCTTTGGTTGCGACCAGTTATATGAAGTGTTTTGGAATTTTTGGGTTGCCCCATGAACTGTTTAAAAGAAATCACAATAATATTTAATATAAACAGTAGAAAGCTCGGATGAATTAACATCCGAGCTCTCCAATTATTAGCTTCTATTTAAATATTATGCAAAGAAGTCGCTACCAACCTTACCAGTCTTTGTTTGACCACTTACCTTGTTATTGCCTTTATCACCCATATTAGGTTTCTTAGCATTTACAAGAGCGTGACCAAGATCACCAGCATTACCATTTACTTCGTCGGTATATTTGCCGTCACCACCACTCGAACCACCACTTGGTTTAAGCTTTGCGTTAACTTTATTATTGCCTTTTTCACCCATATTTGGCTTCTTAGCATTAACAATAGCATGACCCATTTCTTCTTCATCTTCTTCTGGTGTTTCAGCTTCGAAATCGAGTTCATCACCACCCATATCTTCTTCACCCATATCTTCCATTTCACCTTCACCTTCATCACCAATCACACCCATAAGTACGTCGTGAAGTTGTTTAGCGAGGTCTTTAGATAGTGTGATTGTGACTGTGTCTTCGTCACCACCCATATCTTCACCACCCATGTCACTATCAATACCAAGGGCATCGAGTTCCATTGTTTCGGCGTCTTCGTTATCCATTCCCATCATGGAATCAGACATTACGTTTTCATATAATTTATCAAAAATAGATTTGCTCATAAACTTATTTATTGCTCGGTGTGATGATTTTCCAAGAATTTCTTCATCTTCTTCTGCAGTAAGTGTGTTTCCTGCATATTCATTTTCTTCGATATCTTTTTCGGAAAGCTTTTTAGAATCAATCTCACTTGGCTTGAATCCTCCTTTTTCTGTTGGACCACCATCTTGTAAATCAGCAGCGCCTTTATCATTAAGTTCTTTAGCACCTGTACCCTGGGTTTTAGGTAAACTTTTTTCCTCAACAACTTTAACGTTATTGAGTATGTTACTGTAGATCATACCTAAATTCATTAGAGATTTTTTTGACATATATTTTATTTAGTCAAAAGCGAATAAAAACACAAGTGAAAGAGTTTGTTTCTATCATTTTTGACATATGCACAAGCCTATAACCGTATTTTTTAAGTTCTTTCCTCAAGGTTGGGAATCTTTCCTTATGTATATTGACAATAATACTCTTATGTATGTTATCATATAATACAGAGTCTGTGAACTCCTCACAGACTGCAACCACTCGCGATACTAGTGCATTGGTCATATATAATATTTAGAGATATGTCAGGTCCAATAAAAAAGAAACAGACTTACTTAAATAACCCAAACTTACCAACATCTGGAGCTGTATTTGAATACTCACCACAAATGGTAAAGGAAATTAAAAAGTGTAGTCAAAACATTTTACACTTTGCTGAAGAGTATTTCTTCATTGTTCATCCTGATAAAGGTAGAATGAAAATCCCTCTTAGACCATACCAACGTCGTGTGTTAAGAAAGATGAGAGATAATAGGTTTTTCATTCTTCTTTCACCACGTCAGTCAGGTAAGTCAACCATGTATACAATTCATGCTCTACATCATGCTTGTTTTGAAGCAGATAAACGTGTTGTTATTGTAGCTAATAAAGAAGCAACAGCTATTGAAATTTTTAAACGTATTCGACTAGCGTATGAGGAACTACCAAACTGGATAAAACCAGGGGTTGAAGAATATGGTAAGACATCTATGAAATTAGCTAATGGATCTGAAATTGGTATATCAACCACAACAGGCAGCGCTGCTCGTGGTATGTCTATTTCCTTATTATTCATTGATGAGCTTGCATTCATTGAGCCTGGGTTAATGGAAGACTTTTGGAAGTCAGTTTACCCTACAATTTCCTCAGCTGAAAAAGCAAAAATCTTCATTGCATCTACTCCTAATGGCACAGGCAATCTTTTCCATAAATTATGGATGGGTGCGTTAAAAGGTGATAACGGATTCGGCTTTGATGAAATTAAATGGGATGAACCACCCAACCGAACTGAAGCTTTTAAACAGAAAACCATTGAAAACTTAGGTTCATATGAATCTTGGTTACAAGAATATGAGTGTGTTTTCCTTCAGCATGGTGATGGTGCTATTGATCATGAGTATTTTGATAAACTCATGAAGAGCGTTAAACAACCTGTTGAAATATATGAAAATGGTTGTTATAGAATCTTTGTTTCACCACAACCTGAACGAATTTATGCAGCTGGTGTTGATACAGCTGAAGGTATAGGTAAAGATTACTCTATTATTACCATATACGATTTGACTGACCTTACTAATATTGAACAGGTGGCTGTATATTCCAATAATAAGATATCACCTTACGACTTTTCCACAAAAGTACCTGAAATACTGAGACAATGGGGTAACCCACTAGCTCTAGTTGAAAGAAATGGTGTGGGTGCTCAGGTTGCTGATGCTTTGAGGAACAGATTTTCCTATGAACGTCTGGTAAACTGGGGTGGTCAATTAGCTAACCGTAAACAACAAAACGGAATGATATGTCATTCTAACACTAAAGGAAAAGCTGTTACTAATATGAGATATTGGGTATCAGAACTTAAGTGTGTTAAGTTGAATGACGTTGAAACCATTAGAGAATTCCGTGATTTTACTAGATACCCTAACGGTTCATGGGCTGCTAAAGATGGTTGTCATGATGATAAGGTAATGGCTACTATATGGGCTCTAATGGCATTGTATGAAGACATTTGCCAGATGTATTTTGAAGTAGCTGAAACAGATGACAATGGTAAACCCAAACAATTGGTTGTTACTGACTTCGGAATGAACATAATGGTTAACCCACAATCATTATATGGTGATAACGAGCTATTTAAAAATGATATATTCACATTACCTTGTGTATTTGGTTTTGGTGATCAAGTAGAAGGTGATATAAGTATATTAGAACAAGAAGGTTGGACTTTACTATGAGTGACATTATTCAACAAACATATCTCAATAAATCGAGAAAGGATAAATTCCTATTCACGTTAAATCTACCTAATGCTCTTAAAGGTAGAAATAGTGCTACCCAAAGAAGTGATTCAAAACTTAATTTAGATGCGTTACAATTTTCTGTATATGGTACATTAGTACCAAAAATTGAAAAACCTGCTGTTGAAATAAGATATTCTGGTAACACTCTATATAATACAAGTCATTCTATCAATTCATACCCACCAGTTACTGTAAATTTTACAATAGATAATAGATACAATAACTATTGGACCATATATTCATGGTTAAATCTAATGCATGATCAGGTAGATGGTGCATATGATAACGAGGAATTGGTTAATACTAAACGGTTTGAAAATTATCAAGCAGATTTCATTTTAACTGCATTAGATGAATTTGATAAACCTGTAATAGCATTTAACTATATTAAGGCTTTTCCAACAGAATTAGGTGAGATCGATCTCAGTTATAGAAGTGGGGAAGAAATACAATGTTCATTCACTTTTGTTTACTCTCAATTGAGAATTAATTTAGCACAAGTGTAAAAAAATAACTGAATAAACAATAAATAATTTCATGGCAAGACGCATTCAATCACCAGGGGTTCAAATTACCGAATTCGATT